GTCGGTGGTGTAGCAGAAGCATACAACCAAAATAATAAACGAGTAGCCGATTACGCACTAAGTAAGGGTTACAGATACAGTCCTAGATTGCATGTAGACATCTGGGGTAACAGTTGGAGTACTTGATGTTTGATAAAATTAAAAACGTTTTTAAAAAGAAAGAAGAACCTAAGCCTAAACAACGTAAGGCTAAAAAGTCTGCTAAAGAAATAGCAACAGAAAAGAAAGAGCCTTGGGTCAATGTACTAGAAGTAGAACTTGATCCAGAGAATCCTGGTAACGGCAGTTTTGAACTAGACTGGAATGACTTCTTTGTTGCTAAACTCGTTAAAGCAGGTTACCAAGGCAAAACAGATGAAGACATTGTGGATAACTGGTTCCAGGATGTTTGCAGGCATGTGGTATTAGAAACATATCAACAGTATGATGCCAATAATCCGGGTGCAACTAAAAAAGACCTAGGCGGTGGTAGGAGCGAATATAGTTGATAAATGCACTTGCCCAACAACTTTCCAGCGGTTGTAAGGAAACATAATATGCCACCCATGGTTCCTAGATACTATGTTACAGAACGGGACCACTGGTCTACATGGTTTGCTTGGTATCCAGTTAAAACTATAGATGGTGAACGTATTTTTTGGAAGAATTGTTATCGTAGATATGTAAGATACATACCTAGATATAGCGATGATAAAAATAGAGACGGTTACGAATACGCAAATCTTTTTACAATAATTAAAAAATGATATTATACACAAACGGTTGTAGTCACGTAGCGGCAGGAGAAGCCGCTAATACGTGTTGTTTTGCAGAAGACGATTCTAAATATTTCTACCTAAAACGCAAACCACATCCAGATAATCTAGCAGTTAGTTTTAGTCGCAGACTAGCAGACTTATTAAAAGCAAGACTGTACTGTGATGCAGAAAGTGCCGCAAGTAATGACCGTATACTAAGAACAACTCGAGAGTTCTTAACGGGCCACTACAAAGAAAAAGTAAAAGAAGATGTATTTGTCCTAATAGGTTGGACAACCTGGGAACGTGAGGAGTGGCTACACGAAGGAGAATACTATCAAGTCAATAGCAGTGGTACTGACAGAGTACCTAGAGAGTTACACGATAGGTATAAGCAATGGATCGTAGAAAGTGCATCTAAGTGGCTACAACATCAGGCGAAATGGCACCAAAAAGTATGGGATTTGCATTGCGAGCTGAAAGAACAAAACATAAAGCACCTATTTTTTAATAGTTTTATGGCATTCAGTCTCATTGATCAAAATCGAAAAGACTGGGGTATCAACTATTTAGACCCATATGTTGAGTCTCGAACATATTGGAACATACTTAAAGACAAGGGTTTTAAATGTAGACCCGGACCGGCGGCGGATGCAGGTGGAGGACACTACATGGCAGACGGTCACCAATCATGGGCACACCATTTATTACCGCACTTGACAAAAGTACTGAGTGAGCCTATAATATAGGCTATGAGATACTTAATAGTCGACTTAGCAAATACATTCTTTAGAGCCCGCCACGTAGCACATCGTGGGTCAGATCAATGGACCAAACTTGGCTTTGCAGTGCACCTCACATTAGGTAGTGTTGCTAAAGCATGGCGAGATCAAGCCGCTGGACACGTAGTGTTTTGTTTGGAGGGCAGAAGTTGGCGTAAAGACTTTTACGAGCCATACAAAAAGAATAGACAAGCCGCACGTGATGCTTTAACAGAAGCAGAGGCAGAAGAAGATCAACTGTTCTGGGATACGTTTGATGACATCAAAACATTCTTAACAGAAAAGTCTAACTGTACTGTTATGCGACATCCAGAACTAGAAGCAGATGACTTAATTGCTGGCTGGATACAAGCACACCCTGAAGATCATCACACTATTGTATCTAGTGACACAGACTTCCAACAACTGCTAGCAGAGAATGTAAATCAGTACAACGGTATTACTGACCAACTCTGGACAGTGGAAGGTGTATACGATAAGAAAGGTGATTTGGTTGTAGACAAGAAAACTAAAGAGCCTAAAGAAGTTAACCCTAAGTGGATGTTGTTTGAAAAATGTATGCGTGGCGACACTAGTGACAACGTATTTTCAGCATATCCTGGTGTGCGTAAAAAAGGCACAAAGAACAAGATTGGCTTACTAGAAGCGTTTGAAGACAAAGACAAGAAAGGCTTCAACTGGAATAACATGATGTTACAACGTTGGACAGACCATAACGGTGAAGAACATCGTGTACTAGATGACTACAACCGTAATGTAACACTTATCGATCTTACTGCACAGCCTGATGATATCAAACTAAAGATAGCAGAGACTATTGCAGATTCTAGTATCCCAAAAACTACAAGTATGGTAGGTGCCAAGTTCCTTAAGTTTTGTGGCAAGTATGAACTTAACAAACTTGCAGACGATGCACAAAGATATGCAGATTTATTAGGAAGTCCATATCCTAACTAAAACTAAATACTTTTATGTTTACATCAATAAAAGTAGGAATAATCATAGCAATTATAACCTCAGTTCTCGGCGGAGCCGTATACGTTAAGAAACTACGTAGCGATTTAGAGACTGCTAGAATTAACCAAAAGCTTCTCGAGCAAACAGTAGAAGAGCAAAAAATGCTGTTAGAAGTTAAAGAAGCAGATATTGCTCTACAAAAAGAGATCAGTAAAGAACTAGAAGCCAGCAAAAAAGCCAGCGAGAAAAGTATTGCTGATTTAAACGAACGTTTAAACAAAGTCAACGAAGCAACTGGCAAGCGTCGTGAAATAGACAAAGCCGCTGTGAGAAAGACTAAGTTAGTAACCAAAATTATTAACAATGCCAGCAAAAATATTATGCGTTGTTTGGAAATTGCAAGTGGTAGCCCACTTACACCAGATGAGATAGCCGCTACTAAAAAGAGCGAAGCGAATAATGAATGTCCGGACTTAGCAAATCCAAACTACATACCTAAGGAGAAGCCATGAGATACCTAGCAATTTTATCACTTGCGTTTCTTACTAGTTGTGCATGGTTAAAACCTGAGCCAGAGATCGTTATTAAGACAAAACTGGTAGAGCGCACACCACTTAACTTAGAGCAACCTGCTCCACTACGTTTAAAGAATCCAGACTGGGTTATTGTTACTGAAGCAAATATAGATGAGTTAATAGAAGAACGTAAACAAAATCCAGAAGACTTTGTTGCATTCTATGCTTTAGACGAAACTGGATATAAGATACTTGCCGTTACTATGCAAGAATTATTAGCTCTTATCAGAGAGCAAAGACTTATCATTGCAAAGTACAAGGAGTACTACGAGCAAACAGACCGTAGCACTCCCGAAACTGAAACTAAAGAATAATTACTTAAGGTCTTTGGCCTTTAGAACTGGTAGATCATTCATGCGATCTATCATTTCTTTACGCTCAGCCTTGCCTAGTGGAATCATACCAGCATCTGAGAGAGGACCATCATCTCCCCAGTGCTTTAACCATTCTGCCATATACTCTTCGATTCCTGGTACAACGCCGATGTGCTGGTGTTTCACATAGAAGTAAAGAGCACGTGATGCTTTGTACTCACCACTGCCAATTGCTTCAAATGTTGGCTCTACACCATCAAGTACAGCACCTTGAACAGTATCTGAATTTTGATCCAAATAACTGAATCCAAAAATGCCATATGTTGTAGTATCTTCTTGAAGTTTCTGAACAATTAAGTTGTCCTGCTCGCCTGCTTCAATGTAAGCACCATCTGTACGCATAGCACGACACTTCTTGCCTTTCTTGTCGCCACGCTCTGCACTAAGTTTCTTTGCAACTGGGTCTTTACCACAGTATGCTTTTTGATTAATCATCTCAGCAAAACTAGCACGAGTACCTGATGTTGTTGGAGGACCATATACACGAATGTCTACGTCAGGATATGCTGAGTTTAGATCTGACCACTTCTTGTAAGGATTGGCAATCCAAGCAGTTCCGTCTGCATTAGGAACTTCTGCTGTTAATGCTTTTCCTAAGTCACTACGACTGATAACTAGTTGCTCACCTTGTTTACTGTTAGCAACTACGATACCGTCATAACCAACTTTGATTTCTGTAAGTTTAACACCATTGTCATCACAATACTTGAGTTCTTTCACTTTCATTCTTGAACTTGCATTACCAATGTCAATAAACTGTGTACCAATGCCATCACATACACCTTTCTTACCAACACTTGAAC